AAAAAAAGATATGTTTGTTCCAAAAGTAATTTGGTCTAATGGACTTGGAACTTATCCAATTGTGGATGTAAAAGGAGAATATGGTCTTACACAATTCGCTTATGCTATTATAGACGATGTTGATAATTTAAAACATATAGAAACTGCTTTAAACAATCCCATGTTTATTGAACTAATGGAGTATGTTAAATTCCAAAATAATAAATATAATTATAAAGTTATTTCCTTATTTAAAAAGGATTTTTGGAAGGCATTTATTAATAATATTTTGTTGGAATAATATATATGGACCAAATATTCAAAGAAAAACCGCCAATATGGTATTTAAATACAATAATAGATTTATTTACTATTAAAGAAAATGACGAATATGTGATTGATTACATCACATTTAAAAAGATGGTATTCCACAAATATCAAGAACCATGGTTGGACGAATTAAATGAGTATTACCACAATTCAAAAAAGTTTTACATAACAAGAGAGTTTAACTACAATTCATTTATTACCATAATACGACAACTTTGTAAGATACACGGAAAAACTTATAGATATACATATGACCGAAATCAAAATTACCAACACTTAAAATACTTTATTAAGTTGTAGGGAAACCAAGTTTCAAGTTTTGAGCGGACTGCGAAAAACAGCAGTCTTGTCCCCTACGACCCTTCCTTATTTAATAATTTTTTGGTTATACCTTTTCTAAAGGTATAGTATATGTCTATTACATTAAAGAAGCATCAAAAACCAGATTTACCAGTATGTGTTATGTCGTGTGATAAACCACTACACGAGAAGTTAAACAAATACGAGATGACGAAAACGTGTTTAAATAATCATCATACCACAGCAATAATTGGAAAACCCCGTCAGGGCAAAAGCAGTTTAGTGTATAGTTGGTTCAAGTCAAAGAATATGTTGAAGAAATGTTTTGATACTATTTTTTATATCTGCCCCGCAAATTCCATGAACTCTATGGACGATAATATATTTAGCAAATTACCAGACAACCAGATATTCGACGAATTAACTGGTGAAGTATTAGATGAAATAATTGAAAGAGCAAAGGCACGTGAAGAAGGTGACAAGATTGCCATAATTATTGACGACTGTGCAGCGTCATTAAAAAATTCGTCAGTCCAAAAATCTTTAAAACAAATTTCTTGTAATAAACGTCATTTAGGAATTTACGCAACATTTATTTTATCGCAGACGTGGAAGAGTGTCCCTTTTGAAGTAAGACGCTTATATGATAATATTGTTGTATTTAAAGTTAGTCCAGATGAAATGGAAAGTATGTTTATTGAAACCTTGCCACAATACAAGGATTATAGTCAGGCAATACAGAAAATGGTATATAACAAACCCCATGAGTATTTAGTCATTAATACTGGTAGTGGAAGACTTTTCAAAAAATTTGACGAAATTATTATAAACGACGATTAAATCTAAAGGTATATTATAATGAGTTTTTTTCGCAAACTTGGAAGAGGTTTTAGACATTTAGGAGGCGAAATCGGTGGAGCATTCAAGAAATCCGCATCAACAATAGGTGGAGGAGTTGGTAGTCTCGTCGGTCGCATGGGTGGCGCAGAAATTGGAGCAGGAGTGGGTTCAGTTTTCGGCCCAGAAGGAACAATAATTGGTGGCGGTATAGGTGGAATAATCGGTTCTGCAGTTGGTTCAGAAATTGGTAAGCGCACAGTAGAACACGCACAGCGAGGAGGAAACATAGGACAACCTTTACCTGTAAGAGCACCAGCATTTGAAGGACAAGGAACAGGAAAAACAGGAGTTAGACCATCTCAACCAGCAGTTCCTATTAAAATACCAAAATTACCTTCACCAGAAACTAAACCAATATTAGGCAGAGATGGAGCAGGTCAAAGACAAAGACCAACAAATGAATTAGAACGAACAAGACGAGAACCTAAAAAGCAAGAATTATTTATGTAAATTATTTTCTAAATTAATAGTATATATGACTACTAATTTAGTATTGAAATCGCAAAACTCTCTTTCATATGCTTCTGGTGTTGCTAAATTTAAGGTATTTTGGAACCAGTTCTTGGAAGACCCTTATGCCGAGTATTTAGTGAGTTTCTCATTCGTATCAGCGGTTGATGCTAATTTAAACGAAGATGATTTATATACATTATCACTTGACAACCTTGGTTCAACCTTGAAAAACATAGAGGGCGGTAATTTAAACTCTGGAACAAGCAGAGATATAGGAATTATTTATAGCGAAGAACCACACTCATCTCACGCCAGATTGAGAGCAGAATTTTCAACAAACCCACCTGTTAATATAGTTGGAAGACCAACCTCTAATATATTGGAAGTAGCTTTTCGTGATTTAGATGGTGTGCTTTCAGCAAAGACACCCCAATTCTTACTCTTTTTACGCTTTGAGAAAGTTTAAAAGTCTTCAAAATTATCAGGATTACAATAACGTTCTTCGCAATATTTTGTATAAGAACCACGATTATTTTTAATCTTTCTTAATTTTAGGCGTTCTTCTAAATATATTAGTCGTCGCCGTTTTTGTTTGAGTTTATCCAATAAATCTCGTTTTTCGTTTCTTGTTCTTCTCAATATCTCACACGCCAAGCATTCGGTTTTAATCTCAACATCATAAACATTATCTTCAACTTCATGTAAAACTTTACCCACAATAATCTCACCGCCACAATTAATACATTCACGTCCCATTTTATTATATATACAATATATAGATAATAAATATGAGTTATAACGAATTAACCAGCACAAGGTCTATGAACGGTATTATTAGTATATTTAGTGAAGACATAGAGGTGAATAATTTAACCGCTAACTCAATCATAACTGACAACATACAAATTAACAATTCTATGTTAGTTGATGGCATTACTTTATCGCCAACAGAAATATCACAACTGGAAGGAATAAACACAGATGAAACCATACAGGAGCAGATAAATTCTATTGAAGCGGATTTATCTGACGTGGTAGATTTGAACTCAAATCAGGACATCGGTGGTGTAAAAAATTTTACGGATACTTTGAAAATAACGGGCGTCATGAATGTTAATAACACAAATATTACCAGCGTTGAGTTGTCATATAGCACAGGACTTATTGGGAATATCCAACAGCAGATAGATGCAGTAGATACAACTGGTTATATGGATTTGGTGTCAGAACAGACAGCCGTTGCACTAAAAAATTTTTCCGCCTCAATACAAACACCGAGTATATTTAACGAAGAAACAACTGGAACAATCAACGGATATTTTAGTGATAGTAGCACACTCTTATATACGAGTAAAACAGGCACATTCGCAGTTGGTACTAGTGTTTTAAGTGGTATTGACTGCGTAAATAAAACTCTTACAAGTCTAACAACATCGCCGAATATCGCCAGTATTGCTCCTGATACAACAGTTAGAAAATCTCAAATATATACATATCAGGGTTATATCACATCAGGCAATCAAGTTTATACTATTACCACCACAGGACTTCAAGCAAATCAGGGCATACAATTCACAAACATAAGTGATTTTATTGGTTCAATATCAGGACATCTCATTACGCTTTTGAATACAACAGGATTGACACCATCAAGCACAACACTTGAAACATCTATCGTTCAAATTGGAAGCAGTTTTTATTTTAACACCGAAGATAATTACAGCTTACAACGCTTTGTTGAGAATGCTAATTTAACACCACCAACACTTGTTAATAGCGAACCATATACAAACTTATACTCTCTCTTATATCCGGCGGGCAACCCAGTCGATACTTTCAACCGACAGATTACAGGGTTCAATTACAACAACCGCATATATTCAAGTGATACAGCGACAAAGTTAGACATGTATATTTTAGATAACCTTACAACCACAGGGGCAAATGATACACCATATGGTTCAAAACTAAACACGGAAATAGCAGGAACAAGTTCAACTATTTATGAGTATAGTCTTCCACCAACAAATCAAGTATCGCAGGGTAATCTATCAGGGTTTTATGACGGCGGTTTATTTGTATTTGATACAACCTTATTATCAAGTCCATCAACAAAGGCGGTTTTATTAAATACAACAGATTATCAAGGGTTCGTTTCAAGTTTAGATCCAAACAACGAAGTCCAACTATCATACTCAAGACTACAAACAACAGCATCTACTACTCTTAATTCGTATGTAAAAGACCTCACAGGAACTCCGTTTATATTAACGCCTTCAAATCAAACAGGGAAATACGTCAATCATAATACGATTTCATTAGTGGGTTCATCTCTTGGTGGGTTTTCTTACACAATTACCAGTCCTAATACAATTAATCCAGACCTTGGAGCTCCTTTTTTAAATGTCACCAATTATAGTCCAGACGCAAACACTCTTATTTTTAGAAATGGTTTCTCACAACTTAACACAAATGATTGGTATGAACTATCGTCTGCTTATGGATTTTACATAACAGGAGAACCCCAGAACAATTATATATTTACAAGCACAAACAATACAGCAGACATAAGTCCAACGACCGATATTACAGGATGTATTATAG